GTATCTGACGCCCATAAAGGCCTAGTAAAAGCTGCCCGAGAAGCGTTTCTCGGCTGCTCCTGGCAACGGTGCAAGGTTCATTTTATGCGAAATATATTGGCGCATGTTTCTGGTAAAAATAAAAAATTGGTTGCCGAAAAGCTTAAGCAAATCTGGCTACAGCCGGACTACGAGAGTGCTCAAAAATATGCTAATACATTCATGAATGACTATGAAGTTCAGTATCCGCAGGCCATATCCTTGTTAGAAGAGGGCCTCGAAGAATCGCTTCAATTTTTCAGTTTCCAAGAAATTGATGCTAGAAAAATCTCATCTACAAATCTACTGGAACGATTAAATAGGGAAATCCGGCGCCGGACGAGAGTCGTTGGAATTTTCCCCAGTATGGATTCATACGTCCGGCTTGTCACAAGCTATCTCATTGAGTACAGCGAAGATTGGTCCAGCGGGCGTTCTTACATTAATCCTAAAATTATTACCGAGCTTCCACTACAATTAGCAAAGACTGCTTAATCCCATTCGGAGGTTGATGGTTTTTGCGAACATTGCTTGACACTATCTTCAATTACTTTTATGTAGGTGTTCATGTAATAAGCCATCCTATTAATTCAAATGTATTCTACCAATTCAACCCGTGAAATAACAGTTTTGTCAGCATAACCTATCTATTAACGATAAAAGATAAATCGTTAATGCCGTATCCATTTCTTATATTGAATGTCAATTATTATTTTTCATACTTCAGCAATTCCATGCATAAAAAAAGAACCAGCTCATTAAGCCAGTTCACAAACTCCCCATATCTGATGCATTCTTCTGCTATGCACACTTTTTGTTGTTTTGTATCAATCCCAACGTCATTACGTCTCAACAGGTCACGTAATTGATACAATGGAACGATAGCAAGGACTTTGAACCCCCCGTGTGCATAGAAAATATTATTTAAATCGGCACATAAAAAAGCCATGAACTCATGATAATGTTTACTCATAAGTTCACGGCTTTTGATTATTTCTATTCTTTGCAAAATCGCTATTTAAGCTATTCTGGTAGGCCCCAATTCCGGTTAGCATCGTTTCTTCTATTCTCACTATAGAGGCTAGGTTTACATAATCTATGAGGCTCTCCTTTTGAGTCCGTCCAACTAAATGCTACTTCTGAATCATGTGTTTTCCCCGAATTGCTCTGATAAACAAAGACAGACTTTTTAACTTCAATACCATCAAGAATCATCGTTTTATATCCACGAAATGCACCGAATTTGCGATAAAACACACTGTCTAATAAAGAATATGAAAAATCGGCTTCTTTGATTTTATCAGGGTTTTCAATAAGATATTTTTTTCGTTCATCTTCCCGTCTAATTCTGTCAGCTTCTTTTTTAAAGGCACTTTCTTTATCAATGTACGCCTGCAGCTCGGTTGATTCAGTTATACTTTTTCCCTTATGCATGACTAAATCTCCGTTTCGATACAGTTTCATAAGGACTTTAGCTCCTTGGGGGCTTATTCTTATCGTAATTCCATAAAAAGACTGCACCTCTATATGAATAGCTTCGTATTCTTCTTTTGATAATTTCGTTTCACCAACACGATAACCTAAATCTGATATCTCCATAGAACCGGGTACATAGCTTATTTCCAGGGCATCGTCAATTAATTTTTTTGATTTGTTGGGCATAACCCCTGGTAAACATTTCAATGCCTCTACCAGCGTTATGTATTTTTTTACCACTGCTTCTTCGTATAAGTCCATTTTCCGTGTCCTCCATTTATCGGCTGTTCTTACAATTATTATATCATAGGCTAGAAAACAACACGAAAAATCGGCCATAATCAGGTTAAACCTCCTGTTTATGACCGATAGTTCCTTTATGCTTTGATTTCTGTCCCGTCTTTAAAGGTTACCCGGATGTCTTCTTTACTGTAGACGGTGATGAAGTCTACCAGACTGCACCATAGCCTTTCGTCAAAAGTCTTGATGAGTTCCTGTTCCTGCAGGTCTTTGATGAAGTTCTCCAGCTGCCGGCTTCTGGCAATTCGCCGTTTCATAGCAGCACAAACCTGATCATATTTCTTCTTCGTTTCTTCATAACGACTGACCAGCTCATTGTATTTTCTGCCATATTCTTCCTGATCCTGCGCCACCCGGGCGTTCTCGGCAATGAGCTGCTGCACCTGGTCGGTCAGCATATTTAGGTCTAATTCAAGTGCATCACGTTCTTTTTCCAGAGATGCGGTATCCGTAAGCCGCTGCTTCAACAAGGTGATGTTGCTGAGGATTTCTTCCTTGTTGCCGATGAGCTGGTTAACAGCCTGGACGAAAACGTCTTTGATTTCGCCCTCCGTCAGATGTGGCGTCTTGCAATGGTTCTTGAATTTATCGTTGCAGCGGTATATGGTCCTGCGATATTTGTCTTTCGAATGCCAGACCTTGGTGCCGTACCACCCACCGCAGTCGCCGCACTTGATTTTGCTCGAAAAGATGGAGACACCGCTATAGCGTTTCTTCCCTTCCCGGCGCCGCTTGATTTCTTCCTGCACCCAGTCGAATATCTGTGGGCTGATGATGGCTTCATGGTTATGTTCTACATAATACTGCGGCACTTCGCCTTCATTTTCCTTAGTTTCTTTCGTTAGGAAATTGACGGTGAACCGCTTCTGCAACAAGGCATCACCTTTATATTTCTCATTGGTCAGGATGCTCTCCACCGTTTTAGGGTACCACTTAGTCTTGCCTGCCGGGGTCTTCAACTCACGAGAAGTCAGCTCGCCTGCGATGGAATGGAACGTATAGCCGTCCAGGAAAAGACGGTATATCAGCTTCACCGTTTTGGCCTGTTCCTTATTGACTACCAGATTGCCATCCGGCCCTTTGTCATATCCTAGGAAATGCCTGTAGGGAACACTCACCTTGCCGTCAGCGAACCGTTTCCGGTGGCCCCAGGTTACGTTTTCGGAGATGCTCCGGCTTTCTTCCTGGGCCAGGCTGCTCATAATGGTGATGAGCAGTTCGCCCTTGGCATCCAGTGTCCAGATGTTTTCCTTCTCGAAATAAATCTCGATGCCCTGGTCTTTGAGCTTCCGCACCGTGGTCAGGCTGTCGACGGTATTTCTGGCGAAACGGCTGACTGATTTCGTGACGATGAGGTCAATCTTTCCATCCATGGCATCCCTGACCATCCGCTTGAATCCATCCCGGTGTCTAGTATTAGTGGCCGAGATGCCTTCATCCGTATAGATACCGACGAATTCCCAGTCATCCCGCCCCCTTATATAATTTGTATAATAATCGACCTGTGCTTCATAGCTGCTGATCTGGTCATCATGATCCGTAGAAACACGGGCATAGCCGGCCACTTTCCGTTTCTTCCGGCTGTTGATGGGAGCTGCTGTGAAGCGGCTGATGGTGGCTGGTATCGCTCTTACTGTTTTTGCCAATTTGCACCACGTTCCTTTCGTAGAGCTTTCATCTGTTCACTCATCCGTTGTTTTTTCTCTGGCGTCCAACGTTTCTTTCCTAGCTGGCTCATGTATTCCTTATAAGCTTCCGTATGGCAGGTTCCTTGCTTCTTCGGCTTCGTCCATGGCACAGTCTGTATCCTGCCACCCTTGAAATGGATGGTGATCCGGTCTTCAGCCCCGGCTTCCATAAATTCGATTTCTTCCCGGAAACGGTCGCCATCAAAAGCTTCCAGCCCCATGGCATCAGCGGCAATTTTCATCAAGTCTTCCTCTCGGACGCTGAGAGAACAGCACTTGCCGCCTTGGCCGCAGCGCCAGTGAACAGAGATTCCGTGTTTCTTTCTTTGCTTGCATCGCCGGAAGGTGTGGCCGCATACAGCACAGCGTACCCGGGTCGTAAAAGGCGAGAACCGGGTACCTTTTCCACTTGCCATATAGTTTCTCATCCAGTCCCGCTGACGGTCCTTGTACTCATCGGTCCAGCAGTCTTTCTTTGCCGTCGATACCCAATGTCGGGTGACCGTCCGGCCATCTTTCAAATAGAAAATCATTGTGTGGTGTTCCGGTACCATGATTTTGTCTACCTTATCCAGAAAGACCGTTTCATCGAATTTATCCAGGCCTAGGACCGCGGCACATTCTTCATTCAGCACTTTGGCAGGGATAGCGCCTTTCATACTGCACTTGCAGTTCCGCACTTTATGGGACTGGCATACCCATACTTCTGCCCTGCTTCTGTCATGGCGGATGCTGTGGACGAAACTTTTGCCGCAGATACCGCACTTGATTTTTCCTGTAAAGCAGGAGGTATTTAACGCTTTATTGGCTAATGGACCCAGCTCACGCCGCCGCGCCATTTCCTGCTGCACGTGGTCAAATGTTACCTTGTCGATAATGGCTTCATGGGTATTCTCGACATAATACATCATCAGCTCGCCACGATTTTTCTTCCGATGCTTAGTGATGGGGTCTGTGATGTATTCCTTTTGCAATAGCAAGTTGCCTGTGTAGGTGATGTTGGTAAGGACCTGTTTGATATTCGAATCCAGCCATTGGCAACCATTCCGTGTCTTAATTCCTTCCGCAGCAAATTCCCGCTCTGTTTCCAGCCTGGACTTTCCATCAAGGAAATTCTGAAAGATGCGTTTGACGATGGCCGCTTCCGAAGGAATGACAACTAACCGGTCACCCTTCCAGCGATAGCCATAAATCCGGAAATGTCCATTGGGGATGCCTTTTTCGAATCGTTTCTTTACTCTCCATCTGACGTTTTCGCTGATGGAACGGCTTTCCTCCTGGGCAAAGGATGCGAGGATGGTCATCATCAGTTCCCCATCCCCACTCATAGTATGGATATTTTCTTTCTCGAACCAGACCTCGACGCCCTGCTCTTTCAACTGGCGTACCGTCTGGAGAAGGTCGACTGTATTCCTGGCAAACCGCTGGATGGATTTGGTAAGGATGATGTCAATTTTGCCCGCTTCCGCATCTTCCAGCATCCGCTGGAAATCCTGCCGCTTTTTGATGCCCGTCCCGGAGATGCCGTAGTCCGCATAGACACCGGCGTATTCCCAGTC